AGAATGCTTAGACCATCGTTTATTTGCGGCCAGACTCCCTATATAGGGGCGTAATATTATGGGGCGGTGTTGTTGGGGCAGTAGTGGGGGATGGGGGGTTCAGATATAATATGAGGACCTACACGCGGGGAATTATAATGAATATGAGGTATTGCATATAAGTAGAGAGATGTGTATCTTAGGAGGGAACATTAACAAATAAGAGGCGGATATGTTATATGAGAGGTTAAAAGACACCCCCGCGGGCCAGGTGGTGATGTTTTGGTTGGCCGAGGTGGGTTTTTGGGGAGGGTTGATAATGGTGGTGACTCCGGAGATGATGGGTTGGTATCCATTATATGGGTTTATTGATCGTTTTATAATAATGGAGCCTTGGTATTTTATAGGTTTTGCGATGATCTACTGTGGGTGGTTCTATGGAGTGCTGGCACGGGGTCGTTTGTCTGATGAGCCGATGAGTGTGCGGTGGTATGCGCATGTGGAGTCCCATGATCAGTTGGTTGATGTGCGTAGGGAGGCGTTGGGCCTTGGTAGGTGGGATCATCTTCCACCATTGGGGTCTGAGGAGGCTTCTGATGAAGATTCTTAAAAAATACAAGATATGAATGCCGGAAAAAACCAAACAACAACATCATGGCAGGTAAATTCATTATTGGAAATAGAACTGATTTATCGGATCAAGATGCACTTAATATAGTATTAAATGTTGTCCGAGGAGGCCGGATTTTTAACAAAGGTAAACAGTATCGTTATTATAGCGCTTTCTATTATAAAGAAATGACCATTACTGTGTTAACAGATTTAAATAAATGTTCAGATAGGTTTGTGATAGCGGAAACTAACAGACACTTTAAAAAAACAAAAAGACAATGAAGAATATACCTAAATATATATACCTACAAGTGGACCCTAAAAATGAGGAGGATAGATCAGAGGAGGCTAATTTTGAGGATTTACTTCAAAAGTATGAAGAAAATATTACCTGGCACTGGCATCGCATTAATGATTCGGACATTGAATATATTTTAAATAAGTGAATATATTATGACCAAATTCATACGATTAACAGCATCATTTGCCACCGATAGCCAGCCTGATTTTGAAAAACTCAACATTCAGGCAAGCCCGGAAGATATGCAGGCGTCTGATTGGAGCACCGTCTCTGTCAATATTGCCCATATTCAGTTAATGCACATCAACCATGCGGGGTTTACTAACATTCAACTGCAGGGCGGGAGCAAATGGAGCGTCAAAGAGAGTGTTGAAGAAATTGAGCAGTTAATTGAGGGCGCTATAGAATTTTAAAAATAGGGTTGCACAGAAGCATTTTTGTGAGGTTCCGAATGTTTCACTATATTGGTGTGCGACGTGGTGTAACGGCTGCACACTGGGCTCATAACCCGGAGGTTGCCAGTTCGATTCTGGTCGTCGCCACTAATAGTTCTTTTATTTATTGAAGGCCGTGGAAAGCCTAAATACGATACATAAGCCTATTTGAAGAGGCAGTAACGGCATTCACTCCCGTATCGTGAAAATTTCCACACTGCCAGCTGCCTCTTCAAATGGGCTTTTTTATTAAAACAGTAATTTTAAATAACCGTATAAAATATGGAAAAAGTTATATGCAGCAACTGCGGAAGTGTAGATAACTATCATAAAACAAAACAAGAATTTAAGGATGGTAGCATACATATAAGGGCAACGTGTAAAGATTGTGGCAAGTACATCAAGTACGTGCCCAAGGATGCCCCGAGCACGTATATACCCTTCGGTAAGTATAAGGGCCGCCATACCTACGAGGTGGACGACCTCGATTATCTGAGGTGGTTCATAACGATATGTGATAAGGACCGCCTAAGAAGAGGTGTTTGCAATCGCATTGATGAGCTCGAGGGATCTGATAATGGATAATTTAGGATGGGTAAAGCTGCATCGTAAAATATTAGATAGCAGGGTATTTTTAAATAAAGGTCTTTTGAAGTTATGGATATATTGTCTATGTAGGGCGAATCATAAAAAAAATTGGGTTGGTATTTCTACTGGAAGGGGGGAAGCAGAAGTTAAAGTTTTACCAGGTCAATTTATTTTTGGTAGAAAAACTGTTGCTGAAGAATTGGAAATGAGTCCGAGTACGTTATATGATAGAATGCAAAAATTAAAAGGGATGAAAAATATTAACATCCAAAGCAACAGCCATTATTCTATCGTAAGTATATGTAACTGGGAGACTTACCAACAAGGTGAAAATAAAAAGCAACAGGCAAGCAACAGGCAAGCAACAGGCAAGCAACAGGCAAGCAACACAGACAATAATGATAAGAATGATAAGAATGATAAGAAAAGCCCTATATCGTTTGATCAGTTCTGGGATCTGTATGATAAAAAGATCGGCAAGAAGAAATCTAAGAAGAAGTGGAAAGCCTTATCTGAAACTGATCAAAAAAAAGTCATGGAGTTTATACCAAAATATAAATCCTACCAGCCAGACAGTGAGTACCGGAAGAACCCTTTGACCTTTTTTAATAATCGGTCATGGGAAGATGAATATATTCAGAAAGAATTTGAAAGAGGAAACACTAGTGGCGAATCTAAAATGAATTGGGGATTATGATAAATACAATAGTGACCGTAAATCCAAGTGTGACTGAACCGGATAATTGTAAATATGTTCCACTATCACAGGTTCTGTCTCATTTCAAAAACAAGGACACCCATGATATAGAAAAGATACGTAGTGAGAGTGATGTAGAGAAACAGTATAAGATGAAGCTGTCATTACCAGTTGTTATTTTTGGTGGCAAATTTGAGAAAAGGAAAAACAAAGCACTTCAAAAGGCATCAGGATTAGTAGTTTTAGATTTTGATTGTGAAACAAACGCCGAACGTCAAAAGATTAAAACAATACTGGATAATGATAAATATATCCTTTCCTACTTCACCTCAACCCGTGGCATGGGGTGGAAAGCATTGGTCCGGATACCCAAAGTAGAAAGCGATAAAGAATTCAAACAGTATTGGTATGCTATAGATGAACGGTATCCTGATGTTGATTCTGCGTGTAAGGATATATCCAGGGCTTGCTTTTATAGCTACGATCAGGAGTTGGTTTACAATGAGGATGCGATAGTATTCAAAGAAAAAAGGGCCAAGAACATCCAAAAAGCATCTGAAAAAGTTTCGGGATCGACGAACTACGCCCTGCTGAATAAAGCAGCTAACTTTATACGCAATTCAATCATGGGTGAGCGCCACAACAACATTTTGAAGGCCGCACGGCTGGCTGGTGGATGGGTTGCTGGTGGAAGAGTTGACTATCAAGAGGCTAAGCGCATTCTTGACAATGAGGCTCGCAAAATAGATCCCGGTAATTTTCAGACAAACCAACAAGCTGTTGAGGATGGACTGGATAATGGAATGGACTTCCCCTTAAAGAAAAAACAGGAGGAGTCACTTCTTTCGCAAACACGGATAGAAGAGCAGTTTGATAAAATATACTGGTCCTTAGAAGATACAAAGGATGAAATTATGGCAAAGTTTGAGACGGGTATAGAGCAGGGGTATAAAACGGGTTATCCTGACATAGACGAACTTTACAATATGTATTTAGGATACACAACCTACATTTATGGGCCATCTTTTTCTGGCAAGTCGCAGATATGGTTTGACTTCTTAAAAAACTTCTCATTTCGCTATGACATGAAGCACGTTGTCTTTTCACCCGAAACAGGATCTGCAACGGATGTTTTTATAAAGCTTGTTGAGATGGTCGCAGGGTCTGATTTCTATGATCGGTATAATAATAAGATGAATAAAGAGTCTCTAAAGAAGGCAATGGATTTTGTGAACGAACATTTTATAATTATTGATCCCGGCTTAAAATCAATGAATTTAGATGATATTATTGCCAGCTGTGAAATGATAGAGCGTGTTTATGATATGAAGATTCATACCCTAACTATTGACCCCTGGAATGACCTTAACCATGATATGTCAAGTCATAACAACAGGGATGATCTGTATTTAGAAGATGCTTTGAAAAAGCTACGGGTTATATCACACGTTAATGACTGGCATATTTGCGTTATAACCCATGCAAGGGATCAGAAAATGCGAGAACAAAACGGCATTCGGTACTATCCACCAGCAACATTTCGGGAGGTGGCGGGAGGCCAAACGTGGAGCCGCAGGGGTTTTATGATGAGTTCTGTTTGGCGCCCACACTCAGACCTTGAGAATGTGGATGGAGTCGAACTGGAAGGGAATGAAACCTTTTTTATTCAACAAAAATATAAACCTTCGTGGGCGGGGGAGAAAGGTAAAACCTACCTGCGATATGATTTGAAAAAGCATTGTTATTACACCGGCACAGGGGTTTTGAAGAGATATGCAAGACTTGACCCTGACCCTAATAAGCAAACCCAGCAGGAGTACGTGGATACCGCGCCGTTCTAGCCTTTAACCTAAAAAACGATCACTATGTTAAAATTATCTTTCATAATCGACCTTCACAACTGCTTCCCCAATGCACGTGTTTCTTGTCCTACGATGAATGCGTCCTATTTGTTTGACGATCAGCAAAACATGATGGGCCACTTCGCCTATGATACGGCGATGTTTCATCTAAGTAAGGATTATGAATTTTTAAATGAAGCCAAGCATGTGCTAAATAAGCACGAGGTAGCCTATGCCGAAAAGAAATATAGCGATGTTGAGCTACTCTATGGATAGTTAGATCTACCATCAATGCTAAAAATTTGTTATCTTAGGGTAAATCTAATATTCATACCCTATTGCTTTGAACAGATATACCCACCGAAAATCCAAATTAGAGCCTGGGCCTGGTAGCGAGGATGTAACCCGCGCCGATGATATAACAGGCCCCCAGCATGAAGTATTGGATTATATGCTGCTGGGTTTTGCGACCGAGCGCATAGCCAAAGAGACAAACCGCTCGATAGCGGCTATTGAAACCGATATAGAAGCTATTGAGAAGATAAGCCTTTCGGAACGAAGCGAAGATTTGGGTATCATACGCCAAGAAGTGGTAGCCAAGTTGCGCTACACCTGGGAGCAGGGAGCCACGCAGTTCAATGAATCCAAAGGGTCACAGGAAAAGGTTACCGAATTTGAGAATGAGCATGGTCAGGTGGAGTCCCGCAAAGTAGAGACCAACCACACCCCGGCTGACCCACGCTGGTTGCGTGAGATGAATGACTCTGCGGAGAAGATGGCGAAGGTGACCGGAGCCCAACGGCACAAAGAAGTTCAGATTAACAACGATATTGACAACCGGAGTGTAAGCATAACATCGCCTGACCGCTCCAAGCTGCCTACTGAGTACGATGAACTGCTGGGTGTGGATAACGATAACGACTAAACAACGAAGCTATGGGCATTTGTAGGCCATTGACAAAAAAAGAAGTTCCACTTATTACAGGCGTTATGGACGGCAAGTGGTCGCTGCGTAATCGAGCGATTATTTGGATTGGTATTTCTACGGGGTATCGTGTGAATGAGATTGTGACGCTGCGCATAAAAGACGTGATGTTTAACGGGGAGGTTAAAAAGGAGATTATCCGTGAACCTAAGCACCTGAAAGGCAATGCGCGTTCCCGCAACAAGCGATTGTTTGCCCCGGCGCGTGCCGCTGTAGCTAAGTGGGTGGAGGTGTTAAGGGCTCATAGCGATGAAGTGCATGATCTGAGCTTCTTGTTTCGATCGCGCAAAGGAGGCCATGTTACGCCCTCCCACGTATGGAACATTATTAATAAGGCCGCCGAGGCAGCAGGTATTGACACGGCGCGTATTGGCACACACAGCATGCGCAAGACGTTTGCTGATCGTATGTATCGCTACTACTCTGAGAAGAACAAGCAGGTAGATGGGGAGAATTATGATGTGATGCGTATGGTCCAGAAAGAGTTGGGCCACGCTGACATCTCGACCACCTACCGGTATATGGATTTTAAAATAGACGAAAACAAGCCCGAGGATATATTTTCGGAGTACATGGGCGACATTGACCCATTTGTCAATGAGGAGAAAGCCAACGTATAAGAATATATATCAATGAGTGATTTACAATTTCCATATTGGCCCCAGGAGCAACAAAAGCAGGCGTGGAAGATGATGCTTCCCGTCTCGGAGACGACCGTGAACGCCTATATTGGCACTAAGTACTCGGGTAAGAGTTGGCTGCTCCGCGCCCTTAACTGCACAATGTTGATAGACAAACCCCTCACGGGTATCATTTACGCGCGGGAATATTTCTCTTTAAAGGATTTACATATTGAGCCCATAAAATCTGAGATGAGTGATTTTATTGATGCGGGGTTGGTGCGATGGATACAAAATGATAAGCAGTTTGTGTTTGAAGAGACGGGTTCTATATTGCGCGTGCAACAGATTAGTCGCCCCTCTGACATCCACAGCGAAAATGGTAAGCGTTATGATATTGTATGTATTGAGGAAGCTCAGAACTTTACGCCCTTTGAGCTCAAGTTTTTTTCTGGCCTTGCCGGTCCTTCCCCTCATGCTATTGCAAGCCGGGAGAAAGTGAAGATTAAGATGCGCGCCGCTGACAATGCCGCTGACAGAGATCGCTACAAAAAACTATTACAACGATATTTTTATATTCCCAAGACGCTTTACTCAGCTAACTGGGGCGGCGTAGGGCATAATTATTTAGTGTCTCATTTTTATGAAGGGTGCAGCCACCCTCGGCAGCCCGAAGTGGACACCGATGAGTTTGAGACCGAGACGACGATGAAGATTGGTGATGACGGGGAGGAATATGAGCATACGGAGATGATTGAAGATCCCGATGATTTTAATTTCACGTTTGGGACCTGGCGCGACAATAAGATCGGCATGGAAGAGAATCCCGAGTATATTGCTTCTTTAAAACGGTACCCTGAACCTTACCGCACGGCCTACGTAGAGGGTGATCCCTATGCGTTTGGGGGGCTGAAATATGCGATTGTCAACCCTGTACATGAAGTAGATATGGACGATGTATTGGAAGAATTTGATGGAGTGATACCCGATCATTGGCTTTTGCTCGGCGCGCTTGACCCCGGCACGGCCAGTCCATGTTCGTTTAGCCTGTACGTGAAAAAGCCGAACGGGCAGATTATACAGATTAGTGACTACTATGAGTCCGGGAAAGGGTTTGATGATCATGCCGAAGATATTTATGAGCATATCGTCGGGGGCCCACACGCACGGTGGACAGGTGGTCGCAAACCACAATATATCATTGCCGGCCATGACTCCTGGCATAAGAAATCTCGGTACTCTATACGAAGCCATGATGTGACCCTTAATGATATTTTTTGGAACGAGTATGGCTTGCGTTTGGCCAAATGTAACACGGATCGCATACTGGGGGCTATGTCGGTGGCCAATGCCCTGGATTACAAGATGGATGAAAAAACGGGGGTATTGGAGCGCCCGCCCAGCTTGCAGTTTGCAACCTATAAATCTAAGACTCCCAATGGACCTTCTACGATTGTTCATCTGTGTGAGCCTACCACGGACGAGCTTGAGAGCTTAGTAGATGCCACCAACAACCCCGAGGATATTAAGCGTGGCCCCCACATACCTGATCATGCCTTTGATAAGACCAAGTATTTTATTCTGGGAGCCCCCAGCCCTGCTGAGCTTTCGACCACTGAGGAGCGGAAGCCTGAGCTTAGTGATTATGGACGGTTTAAGGACGATGAAATGTGGAAACCGAAGTCAGAAAGGGCTTCCAAAATTGATGATGCGATGGTAGCTGGTTCGCTTGATATGTAACCACTGCAAAAAATTGTTTATAGGCCAAAACTTTTTTAGTTTATTATTATGAATTATGATGATTTTTTAGACATTGTATCTCGCGAGCTTCGTGATACAGCGGCGTGGCCCGACGCTGCTGTCGCATTACAGGAGAAGCTTTCTCTTAGCTATGTGGCCGTACTTTCGGTTGCAACAGATGTTCCTATTCGCAGGCTTGTGAAACAGGAGGATGCTGTTCTTTCCGGAACCCCGTTGCAAGGAACGACATCCAAGTATCCTTTGCCTGATGATCTGTTTGTGGGCCGCGGGGACGCCGGTATTATCCGCCTTAAACTGGACGGGCGCTATATGTATCCGTATGAAGCGAGTAATTATAGCAGCGTGGCAGGGAGTGGAACCAATAGTGTGCAGGAGGGCAACCCACTGTTCTCTGTTGACATTAACGGGCTTGACCTTTTTGCAAACGGTATTGATAATGCAAGTATTGATTATGTACCCGAGCCCACCAAACCTACCCTAATTAATTATGAAACCACCGATACCTCATTAGGGACACAGGATGCCCAACGCGCCGCACAGATTGTGGCCTACCATGTAAGTGGAGTAACGATCCGCGACAATGCCGCCGCACAGTTTCACGGACTTTTGTCCAATGAGTATGCTAATCTGCAACAATCTACGCAAGAATAATCAAAAGGCAATATGGCTAATATTAACATATCCACATTAAGAGATGAGGTGTTAGATCGCCTTGATAATAGCGTGGTCGCACAGGCTATGAACGAAAATATACGTCAGAAGCTGCACGCCACCGGACGTGTGACCCGTGCGATGAATATGGCGTTGTTACTGTTTGTAAAAAACGGGGCAGCCAATAGTATAGCAGAATTTATTAAGACCAAAGAGTTGGTGCCTTTATCCACCCCCTTTGAATTAAGCTACCATGACTTTCCCGGCGATATGTTCCAAGAGCGTATCTATGGGGGGATGTTGACGATTACCCTTGATGGGGAAGATTTTGAAGTAACCCCGGAGAATAATATGTCCATCGAGTCGATACGGTACCAAGCTGAGAGCGCCCTCTATGGAAGTGACTATAAAGGGTTTTCTATTAATGAAAGGACCCAGCGCATTTATGTTCCCGAAGGGGTAAATGCTACGCTGCACTATGTAGCCTACCCTGAAACTATTACCGCCACCGACACCTACCCCGGAAATACGGATGCCCCATCAGAATTGCCGATCAACCAATCGTTTTTAGAGCCCATAGCAACCCTTACGTTTAGTGAGCTATTAGCTATGGGTACTAATAAACAGCAGCGCCCATCAGTGATCAGTGGCCCAGCCGCGATTACGGATGCCGAGCAACTCCAAAAGGAGCAACAAGAAAAGCAAGCGCAGTAACACAGATAATCTATGAGTAAGTTTAGTATTGATGACATCAAATTTTATGTTTGGGCCTTGTCCCAGCCGTGGCCGTCTATGCCTAATGGGTATGATGGGGAAAATGGGCACAAAGGATTGGTTCGCCTGGCGGGGGATATAAAAAATACATCACAAGCAAGCCTTGCCACTATTAACGGTGAGATTGAGAACGAGTTGCGCCTTGATACCGATCATCAGCGACAGTATTGGTTACAAGTTGACCGCGCCGCCGAAGCAATTGGCATGTTAGAGTCTGATGGCTTTGGTATTGACAATGAGGGTCGTATTGACCAAAAAAATCTTATAGCGAATCATGGCAAGTATTCTGATGAACAAGTATTTATATCGCTCGTAAAACAGAATTTGGACGTGTATCTACAACAACTCAACCAATCCAATATAGGATTTGAGATGGTACCTACCGACCCCGAGCAGGATGCCTCAGCTGTGGCAGGGGTTAATGATTATAAGACAAATATTTTGAACTACAATAACTTTGACCAGCAGCGTAAGATGGCCATATATGATGGGGCAGCATTTGGGTCTGGCGTATTGGAATGTAAGTATGATGCACAGATGACCAACCCTGACATGATGTTATTGGAAGAGAATTTGGACAATGAAGTGCCCATATCATACGAAGATTTTAAACGGATGAGTAAGCTAACGCAGGCGCATCATGTGGAGTATGTTGATACCTTTGATATTGTAACATCACGACATGCCAACGGGCAGGATTCATGGGACTTGTCGAACCGTCAACATCCGTATATACATCGTTTTGATAATATGCGTATAGCTGATGCGCGGCAGCAGTACCCCGAACATGCCCATGAAATACAGCCTGCGAGCTCAACCGTGTACGGTGATGTGAACCCCCGTATTGGGTCGCTTACCCATGATAATAAGGATATTATAACAAAGAAGATTACTGAGATTAAGTTTCCGGTTAACTATGACTATCAGGTGCCGGTCACTTTCAGTAATGGGACCACGCGCAACATGGCATCAAAGAATAACCGATATGCTGTTTGCCAGGTTACCCGCCTGGAAGGGGTGGGGGTCGTGGATATGAACCTGGACCATTACATTCATAACCGTCCCAGCTATGTGCAGTGGGTCAACTACCCCTCAAGCAAGCATGCGCGTGGCATAGGAAATTGTAAATTTGGATATGCACCACAGAAGATACATACCATTATGTTTAATGGTAAGTTACACTACTTTAATCGCATGATTAAGGGGGGTGGGTTCTTTTTGCAGGGTGCGTTAGATGAAGATGATATTGAAGAGCGCATTAAGGATAATGCGTATGTAGGCATTGATGTTAATAATCTGCCGCCCGAGCTACAAGGCCGACCCATTGGCGACCTTATATATGACAATCGACCCTCGGGGTTCCCAAGTGCCTATGGGGAGTTAGAGCAGCAGGCCGAGCGTTACGTGAACGTAGCGATGAACGTGGCCCCACCCCGGCGCGGGTTTCAAAGCGGAAACTCCGGGCGGCAGGAGATGGCTCTTATCAATCAGTCTAAGAATTCGATGGCTCCAACCGTTAAATCGCTTAAGGCAGCGATGTTATCGCTGGGCCGCATTTTGCATTCCAATATTGTGCAGTTTGATGGCAAGCGATATAATATAGAGTTTTTTGTGAACAACGAGATTAAGCCGAAAGAGTATCGAAAGGTGGTGCTTAATAAGGTTGTTAATGAATCATTGAACTACAACCTGTATGCGGGCAACACGTCCGAGCTCACAAACTTTTCTCTTGAACCAACGCTGATTAAGAACTCTATTGAGTCATTGCGTTACTCCACTAAGATTTCAGGGGAAACAATTATCCCTGATGATCCCACGGAACGGCGTATATTTTATCAGAATTTGTTGCAGAAAATACAGCCGCTTATAGAGACGAAGCGTGGCATTACGACATTGAAATGGATTGACCGATTAGGATTCGGTGGAATACCGCACTTTAATAAGTATATTAAAGAACTGCAAGAATCTATCGACAAAGACCGGCAGTTCCAGCAAGAGTTGGCTCAGAAGAATCAGCAACAAGCCGCTCAACAGCAACAGTTTGAGAACCGTATGGAGTTGGCTGATAAACAACTTAATCAGAAGCGTCTGGAAGATAAGGCTGATGATGATACGGTCGAAAACCAAAACGATGCAATGAAGATATTGTTTGATTTTGTGCAGCAGGTGCGCGGACAACAGGACGACCCTAACACCAAGGCTGATGATATATCTGATCAGACTCTTGACCAGGTATTGGAAAAGGCGATGGACGTAGTCAAACCTGATGGTAACCAAAAGATTTTAGATAATAATAATCAACAATAAACAAAAAATGATATGAATTTCTTTAACAAAACAGTTCCGACAATATACCGCGCACCTGACGGTGGGCAGAGCGCTGATGCTATTATTGATGAAGATGGTCAAGCCAGCAGTTCTTCCTCCGAAAGCAAGTCTAAAAAGATGAGTGTTGATGAGCGTACCCGACAGAAGCTAAGTGGCTCCACCGACAGCCAGGCCGGCGATGAATCCGGGGAAGGTAACGCTGCTTCAAATGATAAATCTACCCCAGATACTGATGATTCCTCTAAAGAGAGCTCTAAAGAGAGCTCTAAAGAAGGTTCGGGT